CTGAGAAAACTTTGCCAGATGTTTAGCCAATAGGAGGCATATTCGGGTTTAAGTCTTTCAGAAGTTGTTGCTTGGCTCAAATTATCGAGAAGGATAAGTTTGCAGCCTCTGAAGGTGTCTTTGTAGTAATCCAGGTTATTTTCTAGGGGGACTGTTCCAAGACGGAAGTCAAACCTGATTCTATTGGAAGTTGGATACTGGGATATAACCTTCCTCATCCTATCTTCCAAGTTTGTTCTGTCCCCTTCCATCATCAGTAAACCTACGTCAGTGGGGATACTGGGGTAGCCACCATAGAAGGGAGTTCCTGAACCCACCATAAACATCAGGTTATTCATCAGAATTGATTTCCCAATACCAGTTCTGCCAGATATAATGAAAAATTCTCCTGGTTGAGCTGGTACTAATTCTTGGACAATAGCTGGAAGTCTTACGAATTCTTGGTTAAGCCAAGCATCAGGTGTTAATAATCTAGTCATGCTTCACCTCCGAAACAATCGTGCTCTTTCGGAGTGCTCTGCAAGCCTTACACCTCTTTGGTTCAATTAGACCTTTGTTTTTATAGAACTGTATTTCACCAACTTCAAAGATAAAGTTCTCCCCACAATCCACGCACCTGATAATCTTTCCTTCCATCTTTCCTTCCTTCCATTCTAGATATAACTATAGTATATTATATCTCGTTTGATTAGTCAAGTTCTTGACAAAAATAACCTGTTAGTGTTACAATGAGGGATAGTATGAATCTTGAAGAAGAACTCAAACATATAAGTGGTAGGAAAAGACAGTTCCTTTTGCTGAGGATTGTTCATATAGATGCAGATACAGCTAGGAAAATATGTGGAATCAGTAAAGGAACATATAATTCTTGGCTTCATAATGAAGACTTCCAGAAGCTATATCAGCGGAAGGATGAGTTTGCTGCGGAATACAGGCAAGAAGCACTCAGGCTAATGCGGAAGAGTAATCAGCTACAAGCCGTGTTACTAGAAGAGAAGATTATTGCCAGGATGAAGGCCGAGATAGAGTCAGGTAATTATGAGCTTTTGAAAACCAACTTAGCCCGTGAAGTTTACTCCAAACTAATCAATGACCTTGATTATCAGCCACAGAATGTAGCCCTTACTTGGGAACAACGTATTTTAGCTTTATCCCAAGCAGAACAGCAAATCCCACAAATAACAGGAGGTGATGTTATAGATGGCGAAGTCATCAATGAGGCAGATAATAGCAAGGAGACAGAACATCAGGAAAGCCACGATGTCACGAGTAGCGAACAAAGCTGTTCATAGACTCAGAAGGAGACTTAGACTTAAATGGTAATGTTAAGTAGACCTACTCTTATTGAATCCCTTCTCTATATAGATAATAAGGAAGGAATTGTCCAGCCTTTCAAACTTAATCGTATGCAGCGATACTTCCAAAAACATAAGACCAATAGGAATATTGTAACTAAACATAGGCAGGGGGGTTTCACCAGTGGTGTCCTTGCTGATATGTATCTTGATTGTATTCTTATTCCTCATTCTTCTTGTGTTGTTACTTCCCATGAAACGAGAGCTACCCAGAGGTTACTTGATAGGGTTCATTTTTATTATGATACTATGGATGAACCTAAACCCTTGACTGGGGCAGAAAGTAGGAATGAAATTACTTTCCCAGATATGCACAGTTCTATTTATGTTGGTACTGCAGGAGCTAGAGCCTTTGGTCGGGGGGATACAATCCGAAAAGCCCTTATTTCTGAGTTGTCCTTCTATGATGATGGAGAGAAGATTCTTGTAGGTGTAGAAGATGCTGTACCAATTACAGGGGAACTTACGATAGAGTGTTCCCCGAATGGTGAAGATAACATTCATTATGAACGATGGGTGAAAGCCAAGGAAGGGAAGTCCCCCTCCTTTTTCTTTACCAGAAGATAGGGGAGAACTTACCTTTACGGGTGAGGAAAAGGAATTGGTGGAACAACATGGTCTTACGGAAGCCCAGATAAGGTGGAGGCGGTGGAAGATAGCTGAGAAGGGTGGATTATTTTGGCAAGAATATCCCGAAGATGAGGTTAGTTGTTTTATCACAATTGGAGACCCTGTATTTAGTACTGAAGTCTTGACAAATTTAGCCCAGGGATGTTATGATGGAGAAGTACATGAAGGAGGTTGGAAGTACTGGATTCCCCCACAACCGAAAGTAAATTATGTCCTGGCAGCAGATTCTTCAGCAGGTGTTCCTGGAGGTAGTTACTCAGCAGCAGTAGTTCTTGATGATAGATGGCAGGTTTGTGCCACGTTCCAGTCCAGACTCGAACCCCATGTGTTTGCTGATATTCTCAAAAAGATGGGGACATGGTATAATAATGCTGAGATAGCTGTGGAAAGAAACTTCACTGGTTATGCAGTTTTGGGTCATATGCAGGATTATGGTAATATTTATATGCAGAGAGATTTCGTAACAGGGAAGATAACGAGTAATAGGGGATGGTGGACTAATGAACAAACGAAACAGTTTATGATGACTAAACTGAAAGATTATCTACCGCAATTGAAGTTGTGGGATGTGAATCTTGTGAGGCAATTACGGGGATACAGGTATATTAAGTATAAGGCTGTTTCCCAAACATTCGATGACTTAGTAATATCTTTGATGATAGCCTGTGCAGTCAAGTCCGTATTGGGGGTAGCAAGGGGCTACCAGGGTGCTACAAAAGGATGGGACTGGTAAAGCAAAGGATATAGGGGGTAATTATGTTAGAGGAACAACAGGTTAAGACAGATATAGCTAGTTTGAAGACTTTTTGGAGTGCTCGCAATAAGAGATTCAGGGATTGGTATGAGATGCTAATACTCGTTGATAAGTTGGCATCAAAGGGGATGGAGACTTATGTAAGTAATGAACCACAAACCTTCTATAACATGGCTCATTATCTCTTGACCAAGGGGGATTTAGCTCACAATACCCCTATGGAGAATGAGAGTGCTTTGGAGTTAGATAGAAAAGCCAAAATTAGTCGGGGTTGTCAATATCTTTGGAACCTTATAGACACTGAAAGAAAATATGGGGGTGGTGCTTCCTTTATAGATGAACTGGCTTTTTATCTCTTAGTCCTTGGGTGGTATAGTACAGTAGCTCTTTTTGATGTAGACTCAGGGTTACTTAAAACCCAGATTTGGTCTCCAGCAGATACATACCCCAGATATGCTAACAATCGGATGGTAACTTGTGTTCATTCTTATAAGTTGACCGAGAATGAAGCTGCTCTAAAAGCTAATGAGAATAATTGGAATTATCAAGCAAGAACGGGGGGTATGGGAGAGGTTGTTCTTGATGATTACTTCTATCAGGATAACACGGGGCTACTCCATAATATAATCTTTATAGATGATAAGGATGTTACTGGTTGGCAGGACAGACCTGAAATGAAGCTCTTCGTGGCTCCAGTAGGTGGTTTCCCAGATAAGGGGAGCATTACCCCAAATAGGAAGGATTGGAAGAGCCTAACAGGTAGGGGGATATTTGAGGTTAATGCTACTATAGATACTCATTTTAATAAATGGAAGTCTATGATATCTCAAATACTCAGGGATACTGCACAACCAATAACCCAAGAGTTCTCAGCTTCACCTCAAGCTACCCCAGAACAATTACGGGAAAGAGGAGGGCATTATCATTATGCCCCTGGGGAGCAAGGTATTGTACGGGTTCCCCCCGCAGCTATCCCTATAGAACTACAGTCTAACTTGATGGAAGTACGGAGGGAGAAGCAGAAGGGTAGCTTCAATGATGCAGTCTTTGGTATGGTAGAAGGACAGCCAGGTTATGCTTTGAGTCTTCTAGCCACATCTTCAGCCAATCAGATTCTCTATCCCTACATGGATGCCAAACATTTTGTTATTGGGGAAAATGATAAGTTTTGGTTATCTAATCTCAAGTCTTCTAAGAGGGTATTTGATATTAAGGGTAAGTTTGTTGAGAAGCTGAAGCCTACAGAGATTCCCGATGATGTTGTTATTCAAGTAGATAGTGATGTGGCTACACCAAAAGATTGGATGGAGAGAGGTACGATAGCTAATCTCCTTAAAGACCATCTTGATGAAGCTACTATTGCAACTGAGATTCTTAAAGTTTCAGACCCACAAAGTATTAAACGGAGGAAAAGTCTTGATAGGATGCTTAACCATCCTGTATTCCAGACGGTGGAAGCTGCTTCTGCTGCTGAGACCCATGCAGATTATTTAGAGAGAAGGGGGGATAGCAGACAAGCAGCCCGCTTCAGAAGAGCAGCACGAGCACTGGATGCTATGATAGGTGTCCCACCTGCAGGTTCTGGCACTCCAATGGAAGAACCTGGGATAGAAGCTGCTAAGGAAGGGGTTGTCCCTGGGGAGAAACCTCCTGTGGCTTCTAGAGTAGCTCCCCCCGAAGCACGTCAGGGATTCACCCCCCAAGAACTCCGCAGAACAATAGGTCGAGGAAATATTAGAACCCGATAGGAGGAAGACATGCCTGATAATGGAATACCCAAATTCCCAACAGTCTACTCCGAAGCAGAGCAGACAAGGTTAAAAGAATTAGAAGCTCAACGCAAGAAAGTTGAAGAAGTATATCAACAGAAATTTACTCCTAGAGCTTGGGCTAAGGTATCCCCCCCAGAGAGGGCAGTAAGGGAGTTCCTTCCTCAGTGGTTGGTAACCCCAATAAGGACTCTTACTCCTTGGGAAGAGGGGGCTTGGGACTATGGTTTTACACCTGAGCAAGTTCAAGAGTATAGATTTGAGTTAGAAAAAGAATATAAGGAGCTGGCCAGGCAAGAAAAAGTTACCAGACTTCTTCCCAGTATTCAAGCTGATTTAATGATAGCAGCTCTAAGTGGAGACCCAATTACAGATGTATCCCAACTTCTGTCGGATTTTCCAGAATTGAGGACTGACTTTACAGAGGAAGAAGTGGGTTATCTGTCCAAGATGGCACAAACTCTTCTTCATGCTACCCCAGAGGATATAATATCGGGCAAGGCTTTTGGCTATGACCCTTCCCAACTACCTATAACTCAGGAGGATATTGAAGCCTTTGCTAAAGAATCTCCTGGGTTAGACCCAAGGTTTATTCTGAGTTCCGTAGCTTTCTCTAAAGACTTGCAGGAAATTGGTACAGCCTTACAGCAGGCTTACCCCCCAGAGGTTCCAGAAGTAGAAGTTGATGAAGGTCTAAGACAAAAGTTTCTTGATTACTTCAACCAGAGGAATATAGAGTTAGGACTTAGACCTGTAGAAGATATTCCTACCCAAGAGAAAATCAGAGAGGTTCATGAGGCAATAGCTAAGAAGGAGGGAGAACTTCTTACACTTACTGATGAGGAAACAGGGAGGATAATTGTAGTAAGGAAGCAAGAAGATGGTTCCCTCTGGTATGGTGAAGACTTTGTTGGATATGAACATGATGGGAAGATTGTTCCCGTTAGTCTTACTGATGGTCAGCCCTTGGAGACAGAGGAGAAACAAGAAAGTTGGCTGAAAGAGAATGTGATAAATAACTTTCTTCTAGGTTTGAACACAGTCATATATGGATTGGAACAGGGAGGACTTACTCTTCTAACTGAACTTCTTAAACCGAAGCCAGAGATAGAAGGAGCTAGGGAGTTAGATATAACAAAATCAATAAGGAACTGGGCATTTGAGTCTATTGCTTCCCTTCGCCAGAAGCAAGAGCTAAGGGACTTTGAACACCAGGAATGGTTAAAGGAACACCCTGAATTATTACCTAAACCTGAGTGGACTCAAAGTCCTATCGAGCATCCAGAATTGCTCAAGGATGTTGGGTATTATACACATTTAATATTCAGCCAGCTCCCCACAATAGCGACAGCTTATGGGGTAGGTATATCCGTAGGTTTGGGTACGAGGAATCCTATGGCTGGAGCAGTTGCTGCTTCTGGGGTTATAACCCCATTAGAAATTGGTGAGATTCGTAGGGAACTTTTGGCTAATGGTGCAGATGAGGACACTGCTAGTGAGTTAGCTACACTATTTGGTTCTGTTTGTGGAGCTATAGAAATATTTCCTGCTATGGTGTTTCTCAAGATTGTTAACCCTGCTTTTTTCAGAATCTTCAAGAGGGAAGTGAGGCGGGGGCTTACTACCCATATTGCTTCTACTCTTATTAGAAGGGGTTTACTTGGTACTGGTAGGAAGATAAGTTCAGATGTTTTGAAAATAGCAGTTACTGAAATTGCCGAAGAAGGTCTACAGGAAGTAACCCATAATGTTGCGGTGAAGATGGTCGATGAAGAAAAGGGTCTTATGGAGGAAGTACCTGAGAGTATGATTAGGGCTGCTATCTCTATGTCCCCACTATTTGTTACTGGTGGTATGGCTTCTTATTCTAGTATGAAAGCTTATCTTCCTGAGAAGACTCAGACTGAGATAGATACTACTGCTACAAAGTTGAAAGAATCTGGGTTGACTACTGAACATGCTGAGGCAGTGGCTTATTCTAAAGTCTTGGAGACTGAAACGGGTCAAGCTGAAGTAGAAGTAGCTACGGAGAGAGTTATGGAAGAAGTACCAGCCCCTAATAAGATAACCCCCAGACTGGAGTGGCTTGAAGAAACTTTAGGAACAATTATTCTAGACTTAGATGCTTTTAACTCATCTATCCCTATTCAGGAAGAAAGATTAGCTAAAATGAAAGCAAGTGGGGAACTTCCTTCTGAGCAATTAGCCCAATTGGGTAAGATAAAGGATATGAAGGCAACCCAAAAGGAGCTTGAAGCTAGAAAGGTTGCTTTGGTAAAGCAGATAGCTAAGTTGAAGAAGAGTATTCAAGTACAACCTACCCTTCCTGCTCCAGAAGTTACAGAGACAGGTAAGGAGTATGTAGCTACCGTGTATCGTGGAAGTAAGGAAGGTGTTCCCCCAAAAGATGAAGGGTTATTTGGTAAGGGAACATATTATACCAGCAATCGTGAGTATGCTGAGACTTATGGTGATGTATCTACTTCTACAGTGACCCTCAAAAATCCTTTTGTTATAAGTAGCCAAAGGGAGTATGAGGATTTTCAAAACAAGTATCGGGATATAAAGCAGAAAGAATTGGAAGCGGGAAAGTCTCCTCAAGAGGTTGATGAGTTAGTTGCTGTCCAAATGAGGAAAGATTTAGAAGAACAAGGATATGATGGGCTTATTGCTAGGGATATCATAGCTAAAGGGGAGGAAGTTGTTGTCTTCTATCCTGAACAAGCGATTAGTGCAACCGAAGAAGCTGTACCAGTAGAAGAAGCACCTATGGCTCCTGAAGCTATGCCAGAAGCTCTTGAAGAGGTTGACCCCAATGAGGGTAGGGAACTAACACCCGACAGGAAGCCAAGGTTAAAGAATTGGGCAAGTGACCAGGAGGATACTGCTAAAGCACTTAAAGATAACAAGAATATCTCTGATACTATTACTCTTTCTAAGGATATTAGAATTGCTAGGGATAAAGCCAAGCAGACTTGGGAACAGGCTGATGAAGAGGGGAAGAAAGCTCTAGCCAAAGAAGCTGGTCTCAGGAAGAATGTTATAGCTAAGACTTGGGATGATATGAGTCCCCCTGAGCAAGAATCTCTTACCCTAACTGCTATTCCTGATGGTTCTATTACTTTTAATATTAAGAAGGAGACTTTTGATATTAGATATTATATGCAGTTCCTTGAAGAGAAGACGGGTCTACCTTTCTATCCTGTCTTCAAACGAGCAGAGTTATCTCATGGAGCTGGTCGTATAGCATCGGAACGATTCCTCCACAGAATTGGTGAAGATTCTGACTTTGACCATATTAGAAGTGATGATGTAGCTTTGGCTAGGGTAGCCCAAGAAATAAATTCCAGGAATCCAAGTCTTAAAATAGAACACCCAGAAGGAATAACCGAACAAGAGTTAAAGTTAGTTGATGTTATAACAGAAATATATAGAGCTTATGAACCTAAAGTCCGTTACCTTAAATTCATGGCTGTAGCTCCGAATATGGACTCTATGAAGGAAGCCTTCCCTGATGCTGTAGAAGCTGGTAAGGAAAGGGAGTTAGCTCTAGCTTTGGAACTCAGGTCTAGAGGGGAACTTGATGGCTTATATAACTTCCTTGATACCTGTGATTGGGGAGTTCTTGGTGGTTATTATGACCCCTGGATAGTATCCCATCCTACTCTCGTTCCAGCAAGAACCAGTCTTGGTACTACTAGAGGAGAAGCCAGACTTATGCGTAGGGAATCAATAGAGTTCCCAGAAGGTATGGAGAAGAATGTGCTCCTCCGTCTAGCTACTTATCTTAAACAGATAGAAGCCCAATGGCGATTGGAGCCTGAGTTAGACACACTTGAAAATTTCTGGGTACAGGTAGGAAGTAAAATATCTAATGCTGGTCAGGTGGAATCAGCTCTTAGAGAGTGGACAAGGGAACTTCAGGGTATCCCTACAAGGCAAAGTTTCTTTGATAATGTATTACGAAGGTTATGGAGACAGGCTATGAGTGCTGTCTTTCTACATCCTTGGATGCCTTTTAGGAATATGCACCAAGCTCTTGCTTTTCATCCTGATAGGACAGAGTTGTTCAAGTTAATAGTTGACCATCCCTCAGCTTCTAAAAAGGAAATGATGACTATCTATTTTGATTCTTTTGTCAGCCAGTTGAAAGGTATTAGAAGAGATTGGCTATATGCGGGTGAGAGAGGATTACCAGGACTTGGTTGGCTTACCAGATTGGCGGATAGGTTAAGCCTATATTCCCATTCTGATAATATTCCCAGAAAATGGTCATTTCAAGCCTCTACTAATAAGGCTATGAGAGCCACAAAGCAGTATGAGAAGGATGGGAATTTAGACCATTGGCTTAAAGCATCAGGAGCTAATCACCTTACACAGACTGAAAGGAATTATGCTCTTCAGCTTTTAGCTCAACCTACCTTTGATTTGGCAGTACCTGGCTTGAGGAATGTTACTGGTGGTGAGATGGCTTCTATGTATATTGGGCATGAGGTAGCCAACATGACCCACTTCATCTATGAGAGAGCCTTCAGAGCACCTGTAGAGATGGGTTCTACGGGTAGAACACTCTATAACCTTATTGTTTTCCCCAGGGGGTATTTCCAGAGAATATATTTCCAATTTAAGAAGATGCCTAACCTTAAAGAGGTGTTTAGTTCAGAGATAGATTGGGTACAGGCTAGAGCAGGTTTCAAGGATGTGCTTCTCCTTGTTATCGTAGGGGCTATGATTAGCGAATGGTTAAAGAAGGTAGCTGGTAAGAGGAATAGACCATATAACCCCCTTGATATAATCCAGTGGCAACTTGGTGGTTTAGTTCTTGGTGTTGGTATGGATGTAACTGAGGTCATAGGGGATGTAATAACGATTATTGACCCAACAACAGACCCTGAGATAAGGAGCCAGATTCTTGGTGGACTCCCAAGTAAGCTAACAAGACAGGCTGATACTCTTATTCCCTTCTATCGGAGTCTACTTGATTCTTTTGAGGCCTTTGCACCATCTGAATGGTTGGGGTGCTCTAAGGACTTGGACAGACATCTTATCCGACAGCTACGAGCCAAGCTAGATGAGGACTATACCCCAGAGGAGCTTGAGACTATGGATAGGAATTTGTGGGAGAAGTTGAGGAAAGCTGTTCTGGCAGGGGATATAGAGGAACCTACCCAGTTCCAAGTTATACGTCAGTCCCTTATAGAGAGCCAAGCTAGACTTGGTGAAATGGATGCCAGGGGTGACTTCTATACGTTAAAAGATTTTGCAGGAGATATCAGGACTCATACTAAACCCTTGCCTGATGATATGCTCACTGAGGATTATAATTTTTCAGACCTTGTGCTTTTCTATAAGGAGTGTGAGGATAATTGGGAGGAACTATACCAAATTAAATCCTCACCAGCTAAATTACGAAAGGAATGGAGGATGAATCATGTAGAAGAGGAAGCCAGGTTACTATTTTGGGGGATGTATTCCCAATCAGTCTTCACCAGGGGTAGTCCTGAGTGGTTAGAGGTTTCCAGGTTATTGGGTATATGGTTTGACCAGTATGGTATAGATAAGAGGATGCACAGTGAATTTGCCGACTGGAGTTTACCAACAAAATGACCTAGATACCGCTGAGATACTTGACAAGCAGAATTAGGTGTATTATAATAGTAGATTAGAAGGAGGAAGTTTAACAATGACAGACCCTAATGTTGAAGAAGAGAACAAAGTTGTGGATGATGCCGAACTGATAAAAGATGGCAAACATCCAGAGTCTGTGAGTTGGGGACAGTATGTCGGGGTAAAAGAAAGCCTTGGCAAAAAACTAGAAGCAGCGACACAGAAAGTAAGTACTCTTGAGGAACAAATAAAAGAAGTCATCTCTAAGGAGGAATATGAGAAGGTTAAGGCTGCATTAGAAGCAGCTAATACTGCTGCCCAGAAAGCTGCCGATGAACTGAAAGCCTCTAAGGATGCTACACTAGCGGAGAAGAGAACTACTCTGATAACAAAGGGTTTTTCTGAAGATAAGGTAAAGAATATGTCCGCAGAGCAATTAGATGGTCTTCTGGAGGTAATAGCTTCCTACAAACCAAAAGCAGATTTAGGTGGTGGTGGAGGTGGTGGAGCACCCTTGGCGGGTTCTCCAATGGAACTGGCAAGACAAGCGTATAGTAAATCATAAAGGAGGATATCATCATGGCTGATGCTTGGACTTTATCCGAATTATCCAAAATCGAGACCGATACTCTTCGAAAGTCGGTAATAGATACACTCTTGATGGAGTCTAATCTAATGCAAATGCTCCCTTGGGAAACCATTGGACAGCTTGCTACGACTATCGTGAGGGTTCAAGACCTGCCTAGTGTTGGCTTCCGTAAAATTAACGAAGGTTATGCTGCGGGAGTGGGACATTTCGAGCAGAAGGTAGAAAATATTTCCCTGATGGGTTGTTATCTGGACTGTGACAAAGCTATTGCTAGGGCTAAGAATACTATAGCAGATGCAAGAGCAATCTCACAGGTTATGGCTCTCAAAGCTATGGCTTATAAGTTCAATGACAAGTTCATCAATGGTAATCCTGCCTCTGACCCAGAGGAATTCAAGGGTCTACAGAAGCGGGTAGATGACCTCTATGCTGAGGGTTATACTGAACAGTATATTGACAATGCTGGCACTTCTGGTGATGGCATCTTGTTAAGTACTGCTGAGAGTCATAATTTCTTGAATAAGTTAGACCAGCTTATCTACTCTATTAAGGGACATAGTCCTGATTTCTTACTTATGAACAAGAAAATGCTCTTGGCTCTCCGTTCTATCCTCAGGAAGGAGAAACTCCTGGATAATACCAGGGATATGTTCGACCGAGTGGTAGACGTTTACCAGGGTTGTCGCTTGGTTGATATCGGTGTTAAGGCAGACCAGTCTACCGAGATAATTACCAATACTGAAACTCTTGAAGCTGCGGGTGCTGCAGAAAGTACCTCAATTTATGCAGTTAAGTTTGGTATTGGTGAGTTACTTTGGGGTATCCAAGAGTATCCACTGGAGGTAGAAGATAAGGGTCTACTGGAGGCTTCACCTGTATATCGTACTGAGGTGGATTGGCCACTAGGTTTGGCTCTTGCTGACCCCCGTGCTATTGGTAGGCTCTATGGAATTATACCTGATAGCTCAACATAAACCAGATAAAATAATTGAAGGAGGAATAAGATGCCTTTTGATGCAAATTTAATCCTGAAAGGACACTACAGTGGAAGCCTGGTTGACACAGATGAGAATGACGCAGCTCCCACCTCATTGACTGTCAACAGTGATGGTAACGTTGTAGTTGACCTTAAAAAGACAGGGGCTAAGGGATTGGCTGCCGTGTTGATAATGACTGAAGAAGCAGATTCTGATGCTTATAGTGATGAGACTACTGTAGAGATACAGGAGTCTGATGAGCTAGATAGGGGTTGGGTAGCTGTAGGAAAGATTGGAACTCTTCGTAGTCATTTAATACTGCTGAAGGATTGTACAGCAACCACGGGTTTTGTAGCAGCGGATGCTACTACACCCAGAGTACTGACAGCGACTACTGATGGAGCTACTGGTACTATCGTAGCCTTTGATGAAGCCTTGAAGACTGTCGGTGGAGTTGGTGATATTCTTGTAGAGATGCAAGATAGTGGGGATGTGTATGGTACTGCGGGTGATACCTTGACTGCTACTTCTGGAACAGGTGTTGCTACCCAAGGTGCTGCAGGTACAAAGACCCTTCCTGGGATTCAGCATCAGCCTGGTGTCCATGTTTGCAGGTTCAATGCCAGCAAACGATATATTCGGGCAGTAGTCACGGCTGAGGACAATATTGGTAAGTGCTGGATTCTTCTGGCTAATCACCCTTTCGAGACTCTGTAAAGTAGATGTGGGGAGGGTTAATACCCTCCCCTTAGTCTTTAAGGAGGACTTATGGATGTAAAGAACATTCAGTTTGAGGCAGGGTATGTAACAATAACCCCCGACTCTGGAGCACCCTATAAGGTTCCAATAGCTGACTTCTTAGGGAGTGGTGTAACTTCAGCTTTGTTGGTTGCTTTGGTAGGAGTTACTTCTACTAAGGATGATATTAACCTTCTATCTGGCTTGGTTGCTGCTTCTAAGGGACTTATGAAGGTCTATGAAGAAGAAGTAGATTGTACGGGTGGGGGTACTGGTGAGACCCAAGACCTGGTTACTTTGCCCGCAGGTAGTGTTATCCTTGAAATAATGACTTGGTGTACTGAAGCCTTTGATGGTGATACTACCAAGACTTTTGAAGTTGGGATTGCAGCTAATACTGATAAGTATATTGACCCTGATGATTGTCCCGTAACTCTTAATGGGATAATGTCTATGGCTGGAGGAACTAATAATGACCAGAAAGTGCCAGAAACAGTTGCAGCTTCTACTCCTCTAATAGCAACTTGGACTAATACAGCTAATATGACTGCAGGTAAGATGAAGGTAAGGGTTATCTATTTCTAGGAGGGTATCATGGCTAGGGATTTAGATATAGGTTTTCCAACTATAATGGGAATACCTGCTCATACTGCTGATATTGATGCTCATATGGTAGATATACTACAAACTCAAGCTCTTGAGAACTTTCTTTGGCCTTTTGGTGCGGAGTCTGGGGGTTATGGTTCTATTACAGCAGATAATCTTTACGTAGGTCACTTTGTTGTAAGTAGACCTATGACTATTAGTAAGCTAATAATTCAGACTCAGGCTGATGATGCTGGTAAAGAGGTAAGGCTAGGTATCTACAAAGATAATGGTAGTTGCTACCCTTCAGACTTAATAGTAGATAGTGGAGCTATAAGTGTTGCTACAGCAGGAATAAAGTCTACTGCCGTAGTTGCGACACTAACTAAAGGACTTCATTGGTTAGCACTAATAGGTAATAGTAATACAAGCATCTACCGCTATAAGTATTATTGGTCACCAATAGGAATATATGAAAGCGGGCTAGATAACTACTGGTATGGTGGCTATAAGAAAACAGGTGTAACTTATGGTGCTTTACCATCTACCTTTCCTAGTGGTGCTAGCAAAGAACGATATCATTGGAATATAGCATATGAACTCAGTGCCTTAGATTAGAGGGGCAAAAAAGAGGTATTTTATGGTTAGGGATTTAGATATAGGTTTCCCAGAGCTAATTGATAATAGTGCTATTTACCATGAATTATCACATAGGTCATATCTCTTTCCTGACCTATCAGAGGATATAGATTTAACTTGTACTTTTACATCAGGAGCAATAGACACGTTTGGTACTTGGGCAGAGATAGCAGATAGTGATACCAACAAGATGACTACTATAGTTGCTTCTAATAGTATCCATATCTCATCTATAGCAGTGAGGTCAACAAGTGAAGCAGATGTTATCTATGTAATTGAGCTAGGTTATGGTCTTTCTACCAGTGATGTTACTGTCCTTAATCCCTTTGCATTTGGGTCTGGAACTAAGCAAATAAACTCGGATGAACAGAGAAGATTTAGGTCTCTTCATATTCCTAAAGGACAGAAAGTTTATTACAGGATGAAGACAGAGAATACATTAAATGCTACTGCTACTGTTGTGTTAAGGTATCATATACGTTAGGAGGTAGGAGATGCCACATCCAGAAATAGAAGCTTTGACTGCAGGCAGTGAGGAAGCTCAGACCAGAGCAGCTATAAGTGCTTGCATAGCCAATGAGATAAGAGCTGGTCGAGACCCTGAACAAGCCAAGGCTATGTGCTACAACATGGTCAGGGAGAAAACGGGTAAGGAGTTATCCCCAAAGAGAGAAAGCTAATGAAATACCAGGAACCAGAAACATTGAATTCAAGGACACCAAAATGGTTTAAGGAATGGCATGACCACGCTTTTTGGCATTTTAAGTATGAGGTAGAAGCTAAGTTAGCTTTCCACAATAAAATACTTTGGGCTATTCTGGGGACTATACTTATAGCAACTATAACTAATCTATTCATGTAAAGGAGTAAAGGTGATGAACAAAACGGTACTTTTTAATCCAGTCTTCAC